GGGGGGGGGGGGGGAGGGGGGGGGGGTGTTGTTGACTACGGGTTTGGGGCTTTTACTGCACATGGAGGAGGGGTCCCTGGTTAGAGTCTCTGAGCTTTTCCCACAGGCCATCCAAGAGTTGCCGAGCGCCAGCCTTCATCCACATTGCTGCGGGGGAGTCGGTCGGGTCTGGACAGCGATGGGGGTATATCTCATCGAGGTCACGCAGGAGCCCCTCTGGCGCTTCTAAAGAGCCAGGGATGTAGGACATTCAGGGGGCCTTTCTAATGGATGCCTATGCTAGAGTCGGGGTATCCCTAAGGAACCCCGTAGGCTCAGGCATTGGCGGGGAGGTCGCCATCGGACAACATCTGGCGGTATATCTGGATGACGTGGATGGCCTTGTCGAGGTCTTCACGGCGCTTCGCCAAGTCACCCTTACGGCGGGTCACGTACTTGATGACCTTGGCCTGGCAGGCGTTGAGGCCGTTGACCATAGCGAAGTGAAGCGGCTGGATGGTGAAGTCCTTGTAGTGGTCTCCGCCGACTTGGGTATCTGCGGGGGCGGGGGCGGTGCGCTCTACCATCTTCGGAGTCCAGTTCCGCAACACCAGCGGGTCCTTCGTGTGGTCGAAGCAGGACCAGCAGATGCTCGGGCAGTCGTTGAGGGTGCGACCCTGGAGGTGGTGGGTGCATGAGTTGCAATCAGGTGTCATTCGGCATGGCCTTCGTGATTTTGGTGAGGGCGTCGAGGAGGTCGTTGAGGGTTGCGTTGCGGTCCAGCGAGGCGAGGGCTGCTCTGATTTTCACCAGGGATGCCTCCATCGCCTGAACTGTTCCTATTGGGTAGTCGGGGGATTCCACGGGATGACCTGTTTGGTTTTGAAGCAGTAATCACAGGCACGCAGGATGCGGGCACAGCGGGCTTGGGTGAGGGCGTCCTCTTCAGTGAGACCTGCCTTGGCGTACAGAGACACAATCCCGGACCACACATCAGGACACTCAAGCTCCTTCGTGTGGCGGGTCTCGAAGGTCCCCTTGCGTGGTCCACTTTTGAACTCATGCTCGTGGGGGACCAGCAGGTAGTTCCTATCGAGGAAGTCTTCAGCAGCCGCCGGGCCGACACCGGGGCAGCCCGTGTAGTGGTCCGTGGCGTCACCGATGAGGCTCTGGTAGAGGTGGTAGCGTTCGGCCTCTTCCGTGGTCACCAGGCGTGGCTTGGAGTCCTTGGCGGGGTTGTAGAGCCACCCCGGAATGGTCTTCATGTCCTTGTCTTCGGACACGATGATTTTCTTGCCGGGGATGAGGGTGGGATGCGTGGAGAGAATCCCCATCACATCATCAGCCTCCAGTGAGGGACGCGCATAGGTCCGGTAGTTGTCCGCCATGTGGTCCTTGATGGCACCGAGGAGGACAGGCCGGTTGTCGTAGTCGCGGTTCCCCTTGTAGCTCGGCAGGACCCCCAGGCGGAAGTTCTCCTCGTGGGGACAGGACAGGCAGATAATCAGCTCGTCGGCCTTCAGGTTCGTCTTCAGGTCAGCCAGCCATACATCCACTTCGGCAGCCACTTGCTCCAGCGGGGTGACCGTCACGGTCTTCACGCCGTTGCCCCACTCGTAGCTCTCCTGATTCGAGGAGGCGAACTTGAAGGCCACGATGTCGGCGTCTACCAGGAGGGTCGTGTAGGGTCTGTCAGTCACCGCGTTCACCACCGGAAGTTGACGCCGGCCCCCACGTAGTAGGCCCCGTCAGAATCCAGGTGCGCTACTCCGCCGAGGTTCACGGCTTTGAGTTGAATGAGGTCCTGAGTCAGCCCAAGCCGAGCTACAGGGGTACTGTTGCGGAGCCCGTAGGAGAGGCTCAGGGACCCTGAAGGGTTGTGGCCTAGCCAAGGGTAGGGATCGACTCTTATGACAGCCTGGGAGGCCCCTGTAGCCTCATCCAGGACCACCGCCACGGTCTGAGCGCGAAAGCTGGGTTCCACCCGGGAAGCCGAGAGGACGTGCTGCTTGGGGTCCTCCTGAATTCTCTTCGGGAGATGCAGCTTGAGCTTGGCTGCGGGCGCGTAGGCCGTGACCACAGGCGGGGCGATGTCCACCTTGGGGACTGAGGAGACTGCGGGGGCTTCGGCAGGGGTGCTCCAGGTGGACTTCAGTTTGTGACTGCCTACCCACAGCACAGCCCCGACAAGGGCGCCCAGCAGCACAGCAGTCACCACATAGGCAGGCCACAACGGCCATCGCCTGCTAAGGTACGTCATCATGTTTTGTCTGCTCCAGAAAGTTGAGGCCCTCCACGGTCGGTCGCCAGAGGTGGCCGTAGTTGCGTGAGTGCGGGTGGATACGGGTGGTGAGGTAGCCCAGGCTTGCCGCGACAGCCAGCTCGTAAGCGTGAAGTCGGGCGAAGTTGGACTGGAGGGATACGGGGGCCTGGTAGGCGTGGCGGATTACTGAAGCCAGCCCGGCCTCCTGGTCAATGGGTTGCTGCCCAGTTGTTGCCAACTTTGTACTCCCCGGTGATGGGTACGCGGAACTCGAACAGCTTGCCGGTATATTCAATGGACTCCACAGCCAGCCTACCTACCAAGTCAGCGATGTCCGGGTCACACTCAACCTGGATTTCATCGTGGACCCACGCCACCTGTTGAGCGCGGCTGGGGGTGATGTGGTTCAGGCCGAGGGCTTCATCGAACAGCGTGAGCCACATCTTCGACAACACTGCACCGGCCCCCTGGAGGAGCGTGTTCAGTGCTGCGTGGGCGTGGCGTACCGGGATGCGGCGCCCATCGAGGCCAATGAGGTGGCCCTTCTTGGCGGCCTCGCCAACAGCCTTGATGAGTTCCCCGAGGGCGGGGGTCTTCTTCAGGAAGCGGCTCTTCAGCTTGCCCCCCTCGTCAGCCCCCTTGCCCACGATGGAGCCCAGCTTGTCGGCGCCGGCCCCGTACAGGAAGGCGTAGATGAACGTCTTCGCCATGTCCCGTGTAGGCAGCCCGGCGGCCTCCTGGTTGGCCTTGTGGATGTCTCCATCGACCACGATGCGGCCATAGGCGCCACCATCGAAGCGGGCCATGTAGTGGGCCAGGCAGCGCAGCTCGATACCGGACATGTCGATGCCTACCAGGACCTTGCCGGGGGACGGGCCGAACAGCGCGCGGCACTCCTTACCGTAGGGCGAGTAGACAGCGGGGACCTGGCCGAGGTTGGGGCGCATGTGGGTGGCGCGGCCTGTGACTGCACCGTTGGTCACCATCTGCCCGTGGATGCGGCCGTTCTTCTCGTGCCGGAGCCACGCTTCCTTGCCTTCAACGAGCTGCCCGAGGCGCTTGGTAATCATCAGGTACTCTGAGAAGACCTTCGCTTCCGGGTAGGGGAGACCGTCGAGGACCGTCTCGTCCACCTTCGGCTTGCCATCGGTTGTGAACTCCGTGGGCTCCCACTTGTAGAGGGACTTCAGCCAGATGGCGATGTGGTCCCGTGAGCCGGGGTTGAACTCGACCAGCTTGAGCTTCTGATAGGGGGCGCCCATCGTGAAGTCGTAGGACTTGAAGGCGTGGCCGGTGAGGACCTTCGCCTCCCCCTTGCCTGTGAAGATGGGGCGCTCGTAGTTGACGCCGAGGAGTTCCTCCTGGTCTCTGCGGGAGACTGAAGGGACCACCGGCTGACCCACCACGAAGTACCGTGGCCGGAACGTAGCCATGACCTTCGCTTCGATTTCCAGCTTGGCCTTGACGAGGGTGGCGTAGAGGGAGCCCGCGGCTTCGGTGTTGAAGGCGAACCCATAGGTCTCCTGCCGGGCCACGATGCGGGCCACTGCGTTCTCCAGCTCCAGCGCCATGACGGCAGGGGACTTCGAGAGGAGCTTCTTCCAGAGGCGTGCGGTGACCTCCACGTCCTGGACGCAGTAGTCCTCCATCTCCTGGTTCCACTTGGACCAGCGTTCGGCGTAGGCCACCTTCCAGGCTGCCACCCAGTCACGGTACAGGCTGACGTGGGCGGAATACTCGCCGGGGGTGGTGGGTGTCCGCAGCTCGGCCATGACTTCAGCGACAAGCAGCGGGTCCCCTTTGTATTCCCCTTTGAGACACTTCAGGCGATACCCCCAGGACTCCAGCGATTGGCGCCGGAAGAGATGCCCCGGCAGGATGCCTTTCTTGAGGAGCCCTGCGTCGGCATTCGAGAGGTCCGGGTAGACCAGGCGGGCCATGACGAGGGTGTCCCACACCTGCGTTGCCACAGGCTGGAACCACGGGAATATTTTCTGGATTGCAGGCACATCGAACTTGATGGCGTTATGGCCTACGATGTGGCCGCCCTGTTCGGTGTGAGTTTGTAGGAGGTGGACACCATCGGCTATGGGGGACCTGTTGGTGCCCTGGTCGTTGAAGACCCTGGTGATGCCTGAGGCGAGGTCGCGGATGACGAGGACGTGTATCTTGTCCATCTCATCCAGCAGGCCATTCGTCTCACAATCGAAAGCCAGTACCCTTTCGGGGACCGCTTCCGGCCCCCAGGGGCTCAAGCTACGGGGCCAATCAATGCACGCACGCGGTCGGCCGCTGCCAGGGCTTCTTCAGCTTCGCAGTCCAGGGCCATCGACTTCATCGTCAGCGTGGCGATGTCGGTCTCCAGGTCCAGGATGCGGTTGTCGGCGATGTCAGCCTGAGAATACTTGCGGTCGGCCAGCTTCTCCAGCCGCACCACGGCCTTGCTGAAGGTGTCCATGATGGAGCCCACCGAGCGGGGGGCGAACAGGGATGCCACGGAGTCGGTGATGGCAGACATCGAGACTACGATTGCAGATGCGATGCGGTTCATGGTGTGGGTCCTTTTCAGTTCTTGATGGTGGCGGTCAGGTCCAGAGCCAGCTCGGTGTTGACTCGCTCCAGGGCTGCGTTCTGCTTGGCTGCTTGGGCCAGTTGATCGACCAGCCAAAGGTGGTCGTGGGCGGCAGTCATGCGCTCCTTGGCGATGGCTGCGGCGTGGGCTTTGCGGGACAGGAAGGGGAGGCGGAGTTTCATTTGGTGGTTCCTTTTCAGAAATCAGGCTTGGTGGAAGTGAAGGGGTTGGCGGTGTCACTCTCGATGACCCCGGGGGCCTCCGAGAGGAGTCCAGTGTCGTGGTCGTACTTGAGGCGGATGACCTTGCCAGTGGCGCGGCCGGTGTTGCGGTCCTTGAGGCAGCGGAGGGTGGTTGTTGCACGTTCCTCAGAGTCGTCTGCCTGTTGATCGCGCTCTAGGCCGAATAAAAAGTGGGTCCAGAAGCCGATGGTGCGGGAGCCCCTGAAGTGGCGGATAGCTACCCGGCCGCCTTCCTCATGGGGTTTCCCCTCAGGGGTGGCGAGGTGGGAGACGTAATGGATGCACGCTCCGGTGGTCTTGGAGAGCCCAGCCAGTTCGCCCATGATGACCTTCAGCGCCCCGTTCTCGTCCTCTTCACCAGCCACAAGGGCAGTGAGGTGGTCGAGGTAGATGTGGGTGCAGCCGAGGGAGACAATCATGTAGCGCATCTTGGCCTTCACGGTCTCCCAGTCGTTCATACCCCAGGAGTCGTAGAGGGCCAGCCGGCCGAGGCTGCCCACCTCTCGGATGGCAGCTTCGCGGATGTCCGTAGGGGTCTCTCCAGGGACGTGAAGGACGCGGCCTATCCACTTGCCCGCCGTGCGGACCAGCGTGTCCACCTTGTCCTGCTCCAGGAACAGAGCTCCCACCATGTAGCCCTGGCGGATGTCGAAGGCCATGCTCTGTGTGAACAGGTCTGTCTTCCCCACGCCTGTCCCTGCACCGAACCCATAGAGTTCTCCGGGGCGCCGGCCGTAGGTGAGGCGGGTGAGTTCCGGGAGGAACCACGCACTGCCCACTACAGGCTCCGTGCAGGCATCCTCGATAAGGTCCCCTGCCATGACCACGCCTTCTGGTCGGTAGGCTTTGGCTCCCCATATCGCGTCGATGACTTCACTACCTCTGCCGGCCACCAGCATTTCGTTGGGGTCCTTCAGGGGCAGTGAGGCTACCTTGCATTTACCTGGGGAGAACAGCGGGGCGCACTCCTCGACAGCCTCGCGGCCGGGGTCGTCCATGTCGAACATCAGGACCACAGTGTCGAACTGCTCTAGCCACTCAAGGTGGGTCGATAGAGCTTTCTTCGCGGACTGGGCACCATTGGCGATGGAGACTACGGGCCATTTGTTGTTCTGGAGCTGGGACACCGTGAGGGCATCTATCTCGCCCTCGGTGACCACCACCATCCTGCCGCCATCACGCCAGAGCTGCTGACCGAAGAGGCCGGCACGCTTGGGTTCTCCGATGAACTTGAAGGACTTGTCGGCGTAGCGGAGCTTCTGAGCTACGAGCGTGAGGCCATCGTAATACGGGGCAATCTGGCAGGAGCGGCCGGCCTTGTCCTCGCCCACGAGGTATCCGAACTTGGAACAGGTGGCCTCGGAGATGCCGCGCTTGGAGAGGGCCTTCACGCCACCACTGAGGAGGTCACCTTTCGGTTTCCCTTCAGTGGCCTGGCGGGGCTCCTCCCCGTCTCCCTTCACGTAGGCCTGGCAGGCGTGACAGTATTCATGCCCGTCATCGTAGAGGCTATTGGCATCACTGGACCCACACCCACCGCACGGAATGTGCCGGACAAACTGCGAGTCATCAGCCATCAGTTGGCTTTGCGCGGGCGCGGCCGATGCGGACCTCTGCGGGGGCCACTGGCAGCCCGTTCAAGGGACCGCTCCAGGGACTTGAAGATGACCGTGCCGAGGCGCGTGCTGGTGACCTTTGCGGGGAGCCGGCAGAAGGCTTCTTCAATGGCTGTGAGTGGGCGGCTCATTGCACAATCTCCACGTCCTTGATTGCGTACCAGCCACAGGAACCATTGCTGAACTGGACCTTCACCTCGCCTGGGTAGTTGAGGTGGTCCACCACGTTGGCGATGACGCCGAGGGGGGTCTTGACCTTCATGCCCAGCGTGAGCTTGCCCTGGTAGCGGTAGAAGGTGAAGGTGGTCCCTTCAGGGCCTTCGCAGGATTCCGTCTTGATGACATGCGCGTCACGGCGGAGGCCCTGGATAGCCACCGGCAGGCGGAAGTAACCGAACATGCTCATGGCCTTCGCGTTGTCCAGGGAGTGGCCCTGCTTGAGGTAGCTGAGGACTTTGGCTTTGATGGTCTGTTTCTGTTTCATGCGGTGGTTCCTTTCAGATGAGGGCGAGGTTGCGTGGGTAGCCGGGAGTGGTCATCCATGAACGCAAGCGGCTGACCTCCAGCCACCTACGCCACAGCTCACGCAGTTGTTGCATCGCCTTTGAGCCAGGAGCGGACGCTGAAGCACGGGCAGTCCTTCTTCACGCCGGGGATGTCGCGGTGGCCGAGGATGGTCGCCTTCCTGTAGACCCCGGAGAGCTTCTTCAGGAGACCCCGGAGAGCGTCCTTCTGAGCCGCGGTGAAGTTGTCCACGGACTTGCCCTCAGCGTCCACGCCACCCACCAGGCAGATGCCGACGGAGTGCTGGTTGTGGCCCTGAACGTGGGCCCCCATCTCGGTCAGCTTGCGGCCTTCCTGAACGTGGCCGGCAGTGGTGATGACGAAGTGGTAGCCGACTTTGGACCAGCCCTGCTTGCGGTGCCAGCGGTCGATTTCGTGAACGTCAATCCGCGGGAGCGGCTGGGAGGCTGAACAGTGGACCACGAGGTACTTGACCATCTCCGGGGAGAGGGGCTTGAGTGCCATTATTTCTCGGGCTTTCGGTGGCCGTGAAGGACCAGCCAGGCGGTCAGGTGGCGGTGGAGTTCCTTCACCTGTTCGGGCACCAGGAAGATACCGTTGCCGTTGCCGTACATGTCATCAAAGTAGAGACGGCCGCCCTCCGGCTGGCAGTTGTCCTCTTCCACCAGAAGGCAGTCACCAGCGTCATCGGTGTTGTCGCGGAGGAACAGGTCGTCCATGCGGGTCTTGTTCATTTATATTTCCTTTTGCGTTTGAGCTTCTCGGCCAGCCACGCAGGGGGGATGAGCTTGTCGGCATACTTGAAGCCGTTCTTCTCACACCATGCTGCGTGGGTCGTCGGGGAGCCCTTGTAGAGTTTCGCCTTGGAGCTGCTGAAGACGAATCGGATGTCGAGGTGGGGGTGTTGGGCTTTCACCAGAAGATGCTTCTTCCTGTCCTCAGCGTCGAAGATACCCTTGGACTCCACGATGATTCCGTTCGGGAGTTGAAAATCAGCGGTGTATTTGTGCTGGCTTTCAGGTTTCGTGTAGGGAATCACCAGGGACTCGTAGTCGGACTCGATGCCGGCCTCTGTGAGCTGCTTCGCAATGCGCTCCTCAAGACCTGAGCGGTACTTGGCAGCGCAATGGAAGCGGCGTTTAGAAGTCGAGGTCGTCATCAGTATCGGAAGCCTCATCAGCCTTTTCAGGGGCCTCTTCAGTCCTGTAGCCGTCCTTCTTGGCGAACCCATACGAATCCGCCGTGCCACCGTTGCCGGAACTCAGCTTGACCACCTGCACAGCAGCCAGGCGCAGCGAGGCCCCTGCCAGGTTCGTGCCGGGGATGTAGTAGGAGTTGATGGAGCCGGCCACCTGGACCACGCTGCCGCCCCACACCTGGACACTCGGAGCCAGCGGGGAGCCGCCTGCGTCGAACAGCTTGGGAGCCTGCTTGATGGTGTTGCCTTCCTTGTCCTTGCGGGTGGCCTTCATCTTGAAGGTGAGGATGACGTTGCCGGTTTCGTTGCCGTCTTCGTCGTACTCGGGGCGCGCAGGGATGTCCTGCATACCGATTTCAGCCAGGGCCTTCTTCGCCTTGGCTTTCTTCTCGCCCTTCTCGTTCTCCACCTTCGCGGCCAGCTCGGCCTTGGCATCTGCCAGTGCCTTCTCGGCTGCCTTGGTCAGCTTGTCGATGATCGGCTGGGCCTGTTCGGCGGTCAGCAGGATGCCCGTGGAGTAGTCGCCATCAGCATTGAACTTGGTGTCCGGTTTGTTCAGCCAGGGGAAGCGGGCGGTGCCTTCCTCGGTCATTACTTTTTCCAGCGGGGGGCGCTTCTTGGTGTCGGTAGCCATATCAGTAGGGGTCCTTGATGTTCTTGAGTTCGAGGGTCTCAACGTCGAGGCCCTCCTGTGCCATGCGTGCGAAGAGGTCCAGCGGCAGGTGCTTGCCTTGGACCCAGTAGTCCTGTGCCTGGTCCATCAGGCGCTCTTGGGCGGCGGTCACTTCACAATCTCCTGTTTCACATATTCACGAAGGGCCTTGATGGAGGCCCGGAAGGCCACGTCATCGTCAGCAACAATGCGGCCGGCTTGGTTCAGTAGGGCGGGTATGTCACAGCCGGCGGTCTCAGCCACCTCTTTGAAGAGGACAGCGATGGCCGCCACCTGGACACCCGGATGGGCGTGCTGGACAGCCGAGAGGGCCGCATAGGCGGTCTCTACGGTATGCCGCGGGGGCACGAAGGGGATGAAGTCCTGGACTCTCATCAGCGTCCCGAGCGCCAGGCGTTTATGTGCTGCTGTGCCCTGTCCTCGTGGTGGCGCTCTACGGCGTGGTCGATGAGGACCTCCAGCGGCGGCCCGTAGCGGTGGGTTTCGCCAACGCTGGTCTCGCTGCGGTGGAGGTCGCCGTCTTCCCTGCTGGTGACCCGGATGATGTGGTTGGGGGAGTGGGGGGTGCGGCGGATTTCTACGGTGGTGTTGCTGTTCACTGAGGGGTCCTTTCGGGTGGTGGGGAGAAGCGGATCGCCAGCATGGCGGCCCAGGTTTCAGGGGACATAGAGTTTTCCTTTGCTAAAGCCGGGGTATGCTCAGAGGTCGAAGGCGTTGCGGAGACCCAGGTAGGTCGGGTGCCGCGGGAGGTCCTTCACGCCCACCGGGAAGAACTTGTATTTCACGAGGCGGTTGACGAAGAGGTTCCCCGACTGGCGCCGCTCCCAAAACCACGCGCGCTCCTCTGCGGAGAACCCAGTTCCAATGTGGAATTTCTTGCCGGTGTGGATGTCCTGCACGTAGAGAGCCCCCATCGTTCCTGCGGGGACCAAGTTCTCCTGGTGGGTGGACCGCTTGGTCCTGCCCAGCTCACTGACGGTGGCCTCGTTCTCGTTGTGCATCCGCTCGACCACACCGAGGACCCGAGCTTCCGAGTCCTGGAACCGCTTGACCTTCAGCAGGTAGCCTTCCTTGGCGGACGAGCGGCCGTACTTGTAGGGGGCTTCAGGGGCACGCACCATGACGCCTTCGTAGCCGCGCTTCAGGCACTCCTCTTCGACCAGCTCAAGACCCTTGAGGGACTCCACCTGGAACTCGGAGACCAGCTCCACGAATGGGTGGCGGCAGGAGCGGTCAGCCAGCTCCATGCGGCGGGAGGTGTAGGGCGTGGGCATGTGCATGTCGTGCATATCGAAGGCGAAGAAGCGCACGAAGGGCATCCCGTCACGCCTCCGCACTGCCCCACTGGTGACATGGAAGACATCCTCGGCAGTCGGGGAGCCTACGATCAGCTCACCATCGAAGCCCTCCAGCTCGGGGCGCCCGAAGAGTCTCTGAACGTACTCGTTAGGGATGGGCTTCAGGCTGCGTGAGAGGACCACACCGTCTTTCACCAAAGCACGAACCCCGTCGAGCTTGGGGCTGACGAGGCAGGGGAAGGTGAGCTTGTTGAGGTCTGCTGGGGAGGCCAGCATGGGTTTGAATGCGGTCATTGGTGTGGTCCTGTAGTGGGGGTCTGAAGGGGGTCCTGCGTTTTCCTTTGCTAAAGCCGGGGTATGACCCCCTCTTACCCCCAGGACTAGACACGCCCCCACTGTGCCACCTTCGCCTGTATTGCCTTGATGTCTTCCAGGGTGCCTGAGCGGCTACCCCTGCCATCCGGCATGAACCTGCACGAGATGCACTCGCCGAACAACAAAATGCTGGCGTGCTGCTCCGTATTCTCGTCCCACTGCAACCGGCAACACGGGCACTGTGCTACCTGCGGCCCAACCCGGCAGTCGAGCGGAGGCTCGGTAGTGGCTTTCTCTCGTTGTTCAGTCATCTACCAACTCAAAACGCCCGTCTTCCATTTCTGTTTGCGGCCTGATCCAGAACTTATTATCCGGCCCGTACAACTTTTCTTTGTAGGCGTAGGCCGGCACGTTGCCCGCTTCAATCCTGCAAGTGTTCGGTGTCTGCACCACAATGTATTCAGTTCCGTTTCGGTGCCGGACTACGGCCGATTCCCAAAATAGGCAGTCGAGCGGAGGCTCTGCGCCGGCCATTGATTCAATCTTCATTCTATTCTCCTTGTTAGGGGCGTCACCCCCACTGTGCCACCATTGCATTGGCAATGCCCAGGTAAGTGCGGCTCCGGTCCTTCCAGCGCTCGGCGCTCGGCGCCGGTCTCAACCTAGCGCGGACTGTATGCCGAAGGCGAGTGGCGCTGCGCCCTGGCCTTGGGGGCTGGGCAGGGGGGTGCTGCGGCGCGAGCCTTCGTGTTTGACGTATCCTGGCTGATATGTTGTGAGTGTATCGGTGTCGTGCATGCTATCGCCCCGCCGCCGGTTGGCGACGTTCATGGCTTGTACCGCGGTAGGGTTCATCGGCATCTTCGGCTGCGTCGTTTCGACCAGCGGACGAAACCCGATCTCGCCGCCGGTGTCGCGGCCTTCGACTTCCTTTGCGGTGCGCATGATACCCAGTCGCGCGGCCACCGAGCGGACAGGCTCGCGCAGCTTGCGGGCGATCTGCGTCGCCGTGACCCACTTGTCTTTGGGCATGGAGTCGAGGATGCGTTGCCGGCCGAGCCGGGCGCGTTCGGAGGGCTTAGAGGTAGCCACGAGTCAGGCTTGCGCCGCGTTGCTGTTCAGCCAGACCAGCAGGCCGGCCTTGTCAGTCGGGACGTCGACGGCCTCGATCGTCGCGTCGCTTTTGCGGCCAACGAGCTGGCCGGACTTGAACAACTCGACGCGGCGGCTGACGGCTTCGCTTTCGCTGCCGAACCACGCAGTGCGTGACGCCGGGTCGGTGTCGAGTTCTCTGGCGATGCAGATGTAGGTCAGTTTTTGAAAGCGCATGTTGTTTCCTTCTTGGGTGAATGTTGATTTCTTGAGCGACCTTTTGCACGGCGGTCACGGTTGTTGTCGCCTATCGTTCCTACAAATAGGTGCGCCGGGTTAATACACTTCGGATTGTCGCAACGATGTAGGACGCAATAATCTACGGGGATGTCTCCGCCTGCGGCTACCCACGAAATGACGTGGGCACCTTTGCGAACGCCGTTAATCTTGACGACGCCATACCCGCGATCGTTCAGTTGCCCGATCCATTCGACGCATCCAGTGGCACGCTCTACAGACAAGTCTAAGAGCCGTTGTATTATGGGTTTCCGGTAACCAGTGCGGGGCATGCTATACACCCGCCTTGCAGTGACCCGTACCACCTAACTCAACAGGTTTGTAAGCGCAATAACGACAGCTGTAGGCGTTGGCCGTGGGCGGGAACGTCGTTGCCTGTGTCATCTTCTTGGCTCGGTTGTCGAAGCCCTTGAGGCAGCGTAGCCCGGTGGTACGACTGACTTCGTACGAGGCGAGCTCGTTCTGGTCGAAGTACCACAGCTCTGCGGTGACGCGTTCGAGCGCGGGATTCTTGAGCAGCGTGGCCATCGCGTAGAGCTGGGTCTGCTCGCCGTGTTTGATCTCGTTGCCGAAGCGCTTGCCGGTTTTGTAGTCGACTACGCAGGCGTGCTTGGGGGTGAGATAGACGACCGCGTCCGCCTTCATGCGGAACCAGCCGCCTTTCCATTCGGTTTCCATCCAGTCCTTGTCGAACGCCCACTCACCTTCCAGGCTCGCGTTGCCGGCGTCGAAGTGACGTTTCAGAGAGTCGAGCTCGTCCTTGAAGTGCTTGGTCGCTTCCCTGGGTGCTTCGCCCTCCCCGCGAACAAACAGCTCTGTGCGGTTGTGGACGTCAGTACCGCGGTCTGCGGCGGTTGCCGGGCGCGGATCGGGAACGCGCTCGACGTGCTTGAAGTAGGCCTTGAGCCGGCAGGACTCGAAGTCGAGCAGGCGGGAGTAGCTGGCGGAGGTGATTGTTTTTTGCATGGTGCGAGACTCTATCAGAGTGTGTCAGAAACTACAACGAAATGTGTTCGATTTCTTTACGCGCTTCGCGCAGTCGAGCGAGGGCGTTGTCCCAGGCAGTAAGCAGACGATTCATTTCGGTGTTCTCGGCATGGGTCATAGGAACGCGCCCCGCCCACATGGCGAGGTGGTTGCCGAGGATCACGAGTTCGCGCAGGGCGTGGTCGGTTCTTCGTTCTGCAGGCATGAGGGTCTCCTTGTTCTGCCCATCCAGGTGATGAGTAATATGAGGGCGAGCAGCCCATACGAGAGTGCGAACCAGGCGGCGAGAGTGTAGGGGATTGCGTGGAACATGGTTGACTCCTATTTCACTGATTTCAATTTGACCGGTTTGCTCGGGAACACATGCTCGATGTGTTCCAGATCGTCGGCGCTGACTTTCCATTCGACTTCCAGGCCGCGCGGCGTTTCGCCGTCGACCCGTAGCACCTTGGTCGTGATGCCGTGGTGCCGCAGGAACGCGGTGAACTTGTGGGCGCCTTCCGGTACCTTGCCCACGCAGTGAGTGAACAGCACGGCCAGCTCGTCGCGGGTGATCTTGCTGATGCGTTGGTAGCTTCCTCGGGGGATCAGGCTATGCGCTTTGCTCTCCGCAGGGCGCGCGTCCTGGCAGAAGCGCTTGACGATGCTGGTGTAGGCTGCCGAGATCGGATTCACCACGCCCATGCTGTCCATGAGGTGCGTGTCGGGCAGGGCTTCAAGCAAGCCGCTCAGATTCCCTTCGAGCAGGTCGCCGGCGAGCTGATCGATGCTGGTGATGCCGAGGCGCTGGATCGCGGTGCGCTCTTCGGTCTGCAGGATGTCGTGAGCAGCCTTGGCGCTGACCTTGTAGTGCTGCAGGAAGTGTGCAAACGCGGCCAGCTCACCGGGCATGGCCTTCAGCTCTGCTTCGGTGGGGAAGAAGCGGGTGGACTGGAAGCTGCCGATGTTGTAGCGGCGATCGCCCATCGGTACATGGACCGGCTGGGGCTTGTTCGAGCTGAAGATAAAGCCGGTGAAGTTCGCCACCATGTAGGGGTCGGTTCGCATCCGGCGGATGGTGACCGACAGCTCGGTGATGTAGTTGCGCAGGTCGCTCTCGGCGCCTTTCGTGTTCGTGAACATGTCTGCCTCGATCTCGTCGACGAAGACGATGAGACTGGTTTCGAGGTAGCTGTTGAACTTCTCGTTGAGCTCGGTCGCGCGCATCTGATGCACGTAGCCGTGGCCGAAGACGGGCGAGATCACCTTGCTCAGCAGCATGCCTTTGCCGGTGCCGAACGTCCCGTGCAGCACCCAGGCGGTGAGCGGCTTCTCGCGGCGCTGGAAGATGTACGCCAGCCAGTTGAGGAAGTGGGCCTGGATGTCGCCCGTTCCGACTGCGCTGTCGAGTAGGCGCTGGATGCTGGGGAAGGCGCCTTTTTTCTGGTTCGCCGCCTTCATGTAGTGGCTGGGCTGGAAGCGGTTGAGGATGTGTTCGACCTCGTCGACCACGAGCGGATTGGCCGGGTCGAAGATCGTTTGCCACTCAGGGACGAACTCGCCGAGCTGTCGGCCGTGCCCCAGCAGAAAGTCCTGCAGCTGGTCGCGGCTCTTTACCTTGTGGACATCCAGGACCTGAGTCGTTTCATTCCACGTTCCTTTGTAATAGTCCGCGGTGACCTTATCACGGTAGGCCAGGAGAAGGGTCTGTCCGTCCGCGAGGGGTGTCGCGTCCTGGTTACTTCGTTCCCGAACAAGGTCAGCGTAATACTGCGGAAGAATTTCTTTAAGAAGAACACTGGGCTCACCTTTGAAGTTGTGCAGGTACGTGGGGTCGTCCTTGCGGTGGTAGTAGGCACGGCTGTCACCGCCGTTCAGGTCGACGCGGTTGTATTCCCCGCAGTCGATGATGTTGTACTGGGCGATCTCGCCGACGCCGGTCTGCACTTCGTACTCGCCGACCATCTTGGTCTTTGCCTTTGTCGGCGTGATGCCGGCGGTGACCTGGAGCTGGTTGAGGATGGCGCGTTGCTCTTTCTTCAACGCGTCCATTGGTTTTAGCGCGATGCGCTCGACCGGGATCGCGTCGAGCTCGCGCTTGATCAGCTGAATGCGTTCGTCGCTCGATACCGGGGACTGCATGCCGATGAAAGCGGGCTCTGCCACATAGATCAGCTTGTCGTTCTGGCAGCAGGTGATGTCGAGCGGCCAGTGCAGGGCGACCTGGCTATTAGATAGTGTCAGAGAGTTTTTTAGCACCTCGGTCGTGAGGTTGAGGTGCATCAGCCAGGCCTTGAGTTCCGGCGCCGGGCGCGGCTCACTCAGCAGGCAGAAGATGTGGCAGGACAGGGTCTTGTCCTTCTTGTCGATCTTGTAACTGCTGCTGTACTGCACCACGTAGCTGATGTCGCCGAGACCGACTGACTTCATGTATTCGTCGGGGTTGTTGAATGGCGCGCGGTCGAGGTCTTTGACGGCCCAGGCGGTGGCTGTGTTGGTTTTGGTGCTGTGCTTGCGCGACTCGTTGTCGAGCGCCCCGGCCAGCGTACCCTTAAGCAGGCAGGGTTTGGCTTTGTGCTGGCTGGCTGCCTTGATGACCTTGAACAGCTTGGCGATGCAGTCGACTTCCTCGGTCGCGCTGGTGAACTTGCTGACCAGCGGGTATGCGTCCTTGGTGATGACGCCATCTTTGAGCGTGATGGTCTTGGTGAGCGGCACAGACGCCGACAGGAAGGTAAGAAGCATCGTGTGCGCCTCGGTAAGGGTCGATCAGAGAGTGACAGAGTGTACGCCCGGGGCGGGCGATGGGCAAAGTTGTATTTATGAGACAGTGTTGTTTAATACTCGCTGGGCAGCAGGATCGTGTTGTCGGTGAAGAAGAACTTCCACAGCCCCACAGGGGTGTCGGTGTAGTCGATGATGCGGGTGTACCCGATGTTGTAGTTACCGTCCTCACAGGTGAGTACCGCGAGGTTGTCCTTGTCGACCCGCAGTTCGATGACCGCCAGTCCGTCTCTCATCGTGCTCAGGATTTCGGGCTGAGTAGCGATGATATCGAACAGCCAGTAGGCGCCGGCGGTCTCGGCGAAGTAGGCTACGCCGTCAGTATAAAGGATGGCTTTGTTGAGTGGGTAGCGGTACCAGTGTTCGGAGCCGGTGAAGGATGTCAGGTCGTTGGCGAGTTCGGTTGAAGATTTCATGTTGTCTTCCCTTCTTGTGCGTATGTGAGCCCTGTACCGCGGGCGGGCTGCCGCTTGCTGGGTTTCCAGCCGGCTGCGCGCCAGGTTTTCTGGACGTCCGTCTTGTCGGACGGCAGGCGGTAGGCAGGGAATGTTTGGGGTTTGGTGCTAGTCATCGAATTTTCCCTCCATGAAAGGTACTGCGAGGATGGCTTTGGCCAGGGTGTCCTTGTCCACCGGGCCGCTTTGCCGGAAGAACGCCTGAGTCTTGTTGAGCAGGTACACACGAACTTGCCGCGGCGTGGGCTGTTGGTGGTGGGTATCGATAAGTCGCTCTCCGTACCATACGCCGAAGCTGTCAACGACCTCGTATTCCCATACACCAGGGTAGTCGCCAGTGACTCTGAGTGCTGCGTCGCATAGGTCGAGGGCGTACTCGGCGTAGGCACAGATGTCAGAGACGATGCCAATGTGTCCGCCGGGCGAGCCGCCAAGCAGATTGTCGCGGTGCTCGGTGTTGTCAGTGATGCGGGGAGAGAACAAGCCTTCGGCCATGTACGCGCCGATGATGGCGAGATTGACGTTGCGCTGCTGGGGTGTGTTCATGTCAGTTCCTTATTTGGGGAGCCAGTATCGCGTCGCGGTAAGCCCGCTACCTTCGGGATAGTACAGCTCGGCTTTGCCCCGGACGAATCTTGACGGGGTTTTGAATAGGGAGGTGTAAGGCCAAGGTCCGGTTGGTACCGGGTGTACGTCCAGACCGCCTATGACTTTGTAGAATTCCTCCTGCGCGACTTCGGTCCAGATGTTCATGTCCGTGTCAGTTCCTCCAAGGTGTGACGAGCCTGCTCAAGGGCAGTGAATGCCATGAGTGGGTCGATGTCCTTTCTGTTGAAAACATCCACCATCATCTGCAACTTCTCAGCCGCTGCCAGCAGCTGCGGCATCATGTTGTTGGCGAGGGCGATGAACTCGGCAGTTGCTGTGGAGGCTACGTCGTTGCATACCAGCTCGTCGGCGTCGTTGACGACTTCGTAGTAGCCTGGCGCACTCCACTTACCGCCCCTTGCCGCTTCGTATGAGGCCTTCAGTTGTTCGATCTTGGTCATCATGTCAAACCTCTACTTCCTGCCAGTCACCTAGCCACTTGACGAACGATGTAAAGCGGATAAAGGCGCCTTCATCATCAGCAGACCTGGCTATGTCGAGCCAATAATTTCCCGCAAAATCCGACACAAGTGCCAAGCGGTAGCGAAGTACCTTAGGCTTGACGCGAAATTCAATATACGTTGCCTCGAACAATGGGGTACTGCTGTCGGAAACGTCGCAATCGCTCCAGAAGTCTTCATCTGGATACCGCTGCTGAATTTGGGCACCATCAGCCCAGGCCTTGATGGCTTCTGCGTGTTTGCGAGGTTTATTCATGCCAATTCTCCAGGGTTATCAGTTGGGCGAGCTTGATGTTGTAGTCGCCGAAGTCGTAGTCGCGATAGCCGGAGTTGTTGCGGCTGAATTCGATCACGATCACGCCTTTTTGCACGAACTTGACCAGGCGGTTCTTGGTGCCGGGGCGCACGTTGCGATGGAACATTGTGTGCTGCAGTTCAGTGATGCTGGCGTAGCCGCTCTCGCGGTAGCTGACGGGTGGGCGGGGCGTGGGCCGAAGGTCTTTCGGGCTGAGTTTCTGGATGACGAGGCGCATATCAGTCTTCCGAGCTTGAGAATGCTCTCATTACTTTGTTGAAGCCGTCGACGTCATTCGTCGAGTAGTTCCAGTCCGAGATTATGTCTTCTCCGTTGCCGGGGGTGAGGAGGATGCCGTGTTCGCGACCGTGGTTGCCGATCTGGCTACGTACGCGCAAGCTCGTCTCGTCCACCGCGAAGATGTGCCCCATAGCGGTGGCTGGGTCGTTGGTCACGTAGATTTCTTCTTCATCCCACACGCCCACGATCTCGAAGTCTTTGCTTCCGAGGTAGCGTATCAGCTTGCCAACGCTGCGGCGCGTGAGTTCCTCGTTTGGGCCGATGTCGAGCAGGTACTTGATGCGGTTGATCGCGGTACGAATTGTGTCGCGATTGGCGTCTGTGCAAGACAGTTCCTGCACATCAGATAGTAGGCTGATGGCCAGGGCTGTTTTGCCCTCGAGCGCGAAGGTGTGCGAGCAGCAGATGGCGTCGAGCCAGTCGCTGATGTTGTTGACGCCAAACATTTGGTTGCTCTGTTCTGTGTTCATTTCATTCTCCGTGTTGTTTTGCGGGCAGGGCGTCTCTTTCAGGGCTGCGAAACCTAACAGATAGCATCAGAGCTGTCAAATAACCGTATTTTGAAAATGTTTCACTTTTTGGCCGAAAAGTGAAACATTTGAGCTGGCACGCTTTTTGATGGATGGGAATCAGTCTTATGTAAGCATTTGCTTATGAAGATCGCGATTTGTTTCGAAACAAACCGGGTGTTTTGGCCAAAGTGAAACAGAAAGTGAAACAGAGCTAAGTACTTGATTCTTATTGTTTATTTGTATTATTTATAGTCTTTGTTTCACTTGTTTCACTTTTTAAGAATAATTAAGTTAGTTTAGGAAAAATAAAAAGCTACACATAATTCCTATACCAGGATGAAGTTTGAAAAAGTGAAACATTCGAAACACTTTGGTTGCTCTATCTTGGTCGGTAGCTTTTCCCGCCGTTTGCGTCCCATAGCGGGTTGCGCGAAGCGAAGCGAGCGCCTGGTCGCCCAGACGCTCGTGCTTGCTACTTGGTGTTGAGTTCGAGGCCGAACAGCCACGCGAGGTGGCGGTCTTTGGTTTCGATGTACCAACGAAACAGTTTCGGGTTGACGGTGCATACGTTGACGTAGTCCATGGTCGTTCTCCGTTAGCACCCGGTTACCCGGGCGCGTTGAACTTAGTGCTTGGTGATGACGACCGGGCCCGGTGCCTTCGGGTCTTGCTTCTGCTGACTTGCGACGAAGGCGAGGAACTGAGCCATCAGTTCGCCGCTGGCGACGGTCGGTTGCGCGTGGGCGATCAGCACGCCGTTCTCGTCGACCTCGGGCGGGGTTGCTGCCTCCACCGGCACCTCGCCATCGAGCTCGACGATCGCCTTCTCGATGAAGAGGATGTCGGCCTCGGCTTCGTTGCGTTGCTCGGGGTCGGCGCGCCAGCTGAGCGACTGGCCGATCTTGACGCGACGTGCGATGAGCTTGGCGACGCAGCGCTTGGCGAGGCTGTCCATGATTCGCTCGTCGACCGGATTCTCGATCGGGTCGAGACCCTCGAGGAACTGGACGGCGTGCTCGCCCTTGGTGGCGAAGACTTCAGCATCGCGTGCGGCGCGCAGCATTTCCTGCTCGACGTACTGAGTGCGAGTCTGCCCGTAGTTCTTCATGCCGAGGCGCATGTTCTGCGTGTACTGACGCGCGTAGTGAGCCGGGTCGGCTTTCTTCTGCGTCATCATGAACTCCATCGTGTTGAGGAGCGTGCGTTCCTCGGTCTGCGCGCTGCCGGTGGACGCGCCGAGTTCGTCGCTCATGTCGAGGAAGGTCTGGCGCAGCTCGAGGAGAGCCGCGAGGGTGCGGCGTTCCTCGTAGTAGTTGCCCGGCGTGGTGTTGACGTCGCTGACCTTGGTGGCCTCGACCAGCTCGCCGTGCTCGTCGCGCCCCGCGTACTCGACGTCGAGTTTGAGGTTGCGCTCTTCGTTGAGGAACGTCTCCATGGTCTCGGGCGTGGGGTGGTCGGGGATCAGCTTGATGGCGCGGCGAATCGCTTCGCTCGAGACCACGTACTGCATGCTGCCGAGGCAGGCGAGCTGGCTGTAGACGTCGACGTTGGCCAGGGCTGCGAGGATGATGTGCTTGTTCATGGTGATAACTCCAAAGTTATTGAGGGATTCCCGGTTTGTCTCGCCGACCGGGTGCGACGTGGGATTAACTGAAGGTGCGGCCGAAGTGCGGGTACTGCGTCCCGTCCTCTTCGTGGAAGGTGAACTCGCCCGCGGCCTCGCGCTGCATGAGGATCTCGAGCGGGTCACCCTGCTCGTCGATCGCGGCTGTGTCGTAGAGCCACTGCGCGACGTCGCCGTCGGTGGACAGGCGCGAGGCGGGGATGCATTTCGTTGTGAGGGCCATGGTTTATTCTCCGGCGATGATGTGGTTGAGTCGGGCGAAGCGAGCCTTGGCCGCCTCGTAGTCGGTAAATTCCTCGATGCGCTCGCTGGCAGCGATGGTGAACGGCCGCGGGCCTGTACCGGCCCGCGAAAATGTGGCGTGTTTCATGTGCGTCTCCGTAGTGTGCGAGGGATGACGAACCCCGCGAGTAGTGCAGCAAACGCTGCGGCCATGCCGCCGGTCATGGAGCCGCCGTGCAGGCTGAACACCAGCCAGAACACGGCGACTTCGATGGCGAAGGCGAGGAACATGCCGCGGATCAGCTTCGACCACATCGACCAGAGGCCGATGAAGATGATGAAGCCGTAGATCAGCGGGCCGAGGTCGAGGTGACCTAGGCCGAACACGATCTGCTCCCCATTTCGGCCGCGAGTTCAGCGGCAGAGAAGGACTTGGCGCTGGGGTACAGCGCGTGCAGTCGTTGCAGGGCTTCGCGCCGGGCGTCGCGCGTCGGGGCCAGGTGGCGGACGGCGTCGAGCTGGGTGCGAAGGGTGGAGTTCTCGACGCGCAGGGCGTTGACGAGATCGATGAGGTCTTTTTTCAGCATGACGTACTCCCATACGTGACGAGGTAGCGAAAGAACCCGGAGCTCTCGCCCCGGGGTGTGGTGTCAGATCAGGCCCTTGCGGACGGCCTCGTGGTACTGGTACGAGGTGCTGAAGGCCTTGGTGAACACGCCGACGTTCATGCGTGCGACGGGGACGACTGCGGCGAGGGCGCCGGCAACGCGTTCGGCGAAGGGCTCGCGCACCTCGTGGGTGGTGGCCTTGGTGGCCTTGGTGGCCTTGGTGGGGTTGATCTTGGCCAGTGCTGCTTGCATCTGCTTCGTGTTCATGGTCGCGCTCCAAAGGAAGACAGGGACAACCCCTGCACAACAACCACTCGACAACACGGACAGGTTTATCGTCCGTGTTGCTCACAGGCCATGGCGAGAGGGATTTTCGGAAGCCGGAATCCGAAACCGAATCCGAAGTGGGTGGGGTGTTTGTGAAGTGGGGCAGGGGAGGAAGCGCGGGCGTACTCAACAAAATTTCACAGAAATAATTTCCGAAGTACCCCACCCCTCTTTCCCTGGAGACTTCGCCCAAAAATTTTTGAAATTCTGTACAGGCTTTCTAAAACTCTCTGATACACTCTAACGCCATGGCGCGAAAGAAGTCGATCCTTACCGAGAAACAAGCGGCGTATGTCGAGGGGGTCCTCGACGGGAAGCCGAAACCGCAGGCGATCGCCGAAGCGGGCTACCACCCTGACACGTCATCGACCGTGCTCGAGCGCTCGGAGTCAGTTCGTCAGGAAATCGCCACCGCGCGCGCAGAGCTCAGTTCCGCCGCCCAAGTCAAGCGCGTCGATATGGTCGAAGTGCTGATCGAGGCGATCGGCATGGCGCGAGTGATGGCGGACCCGATGGGCATGATCGCCGGCGCGAGGGAAGTCGGAAAGATGCTGGGCCTGTACGCGCCCGAAGAGAAAAAGATCGATCTCACTGTGGGCCAGGCCCGCCTGCGCACCCAGTTCGAAGGCATGAGCGACCAGGAACTCCTGGACGTCATCGAAGGGACTAGCACCCGGCTGGATAGCTAGAGGGGAACACATGAACTTCGGACACGCGCTCGCAATCCTGAAAACCGGCGGCAAGGTCACCCGCCAAGGCTGGAACGGTAAGGGGATGTTCTTGTTCCTCGTCCCCGGCAGTACGTTTCGGGTCAATCGCCCGCCGCTGCTGGGCATCTACCCGGAAGGCACCGAGGTCGACTACTGCCCTCACATCGACATCAAGAACGTAGACGGCTCGATCTCCACTTGGGTGCCGAGCATTGGCGACGCCTTGGCCGAAGACTGGCTCGAGCTCGCCTGACCATGCCCTACTTCCGCAAAATCCCCGTCGTCATCGAGGCCGTCCAGTGGTTCAAGGACGGCGACCACCCTGCGGTGTTCGTCCACACGACCGGCGGCCAGGTCTGGGTGAATGGTCAGTCCTACGTCGAGACCCTCGAGGGCCGGCACCTCGTCACTCCCGGCGACTGGATCATCAAGGGCGTCAAGGGCGAGTTCTATCCATGCAAGCCCGACATCTTCGCCCTGACCTACGTGGAGGCCTAATGACCCAGCTCGAACTCCAGCTCAACCCGAAGTTCACCCTCGACACCCTCGTCGACACCTGCGCCGCGTTCGAGCGCGATCACGGCTTCCCGCTCAAGCGCCTCACCCTGGCCCGCAGCAGCTACGACGAGCTGTTGAAGGACCTGCCGCTCGGCGCGGCGTTGTACGCGGCCGAGCACGGGCTGCCCATCTTCAACGGCGTCGAGATCGAGGTGTATGGCGGTCCAGGCTAAGTACGCCCTCTGCCCCGCGTGCTCCGCGGAGCGCGTGGTCAGCTCCTTCGTCGACGGCGTGTGCAACTTCTGTCGCGACGCGGGCTCGCCCATGCCCAAAACTGGCACAGACGAGCCCAAAACAGCCCCCAAGCCTCGGAAGAACGCAAAACGGGCCGTCGTCGCCCCGGCGAAGCCCGACGACCTCCCTGAGGCCGTGCTGCAGGAGCCATACCAAGCCCCTCAGTTCGACGCCGCGGCGGCTGCGGCGAGCCCCCAGGCAGAACTCGCCGCCCGGGTGCTGGCGCGTCGGCATTTACTGCCTTTTGTCAAACGGTTTAAGCCGAAATACGACGCCGGCTGGGTCCACGCCGACGTTTGCCGTCGCCTCGAGCGTTTCCTCACCGCAGTAGAAAACGGCGAGGAACCCCGGCTGCTGCTGATGATGCCGCCCCGGAGCGGAAAAAGTGAACTCGGCTCTCGCCACTTCGTGCCGTGGGCGCTAGGGCAGCATCCGGACTGGGAAATCATCGCGGCGAGCCACACGACGTCCTTGAGCATGAGTTTCAGCCGCTACATCCGCGACCTGCTGCGCGACCCGGCCTACCACGCGGTGTTTCCCGGCGCCATCCTCGACCCGCAGTCCCAGTCCACCGAGAACTGGAACCTGACTGCCGGTGGCGGCTACCTGGCGGCCGGCGTGGGCTCGGCAATTACGGGTCGCGGCGCGCATATCCTGCTGCTCGACGACTTGGTCAAGGACATCGAGGCAGCGGACAGCCAGCCCCAGCGCGATGCGACGTGGGAGTGGTACATCTCGACCGCCCACTCGCGCCTGGCGCCGGGCGGCGGCGTGTTGGGTATCATGACCAACTGGTCTGAGGACGACTGGGCAGGGCGGATTCAGCAGGTGATGAAGAAGTCCGGCGACGATGACGAGATGGGCGGCGAGATTTTCGAGATCGTGCGCTACCCGGCGATCAACGAGCAGGGCGACGAGTACATCCTGGAGGACGACAGCATCATTGAGATACCCCCAGGCGCGCCCGTGCCGCCCGGGGCTACCATGACCCGCCCGAGAGGCACAGCGCTTCACCCAGCCCGCTATACGACCGCCGCGATGCTCCGGAAGAAGGCGAACTACATCGCCGCCGGCCTGAAGCGGATGTGGGACTCGCTCTACCAGCAGAACCCGACGCCCGACGAGGGCATCTACTTCGGCAAGGAGATGTTCCGCTACTACGTCCACCAGCCGCAGACGCACGGGCGCTTCGTCTACCAGGCGTGGGACTTCGCCATCACCGAGAGGGCCCAGAGCGACTGGACCGTCGGCATCACGCTGCTGCAGGACGAGTACGACAACCTCTACGTGCTCGACATGCTGCGCTTTCGCTCGGGCGATGGCAACGAGATCATCGAGACGATCCTCGACTACCAGCAGCAGTGGGGCGCCCAGCTGCTCGGCTTCGAGGACGGGCAGATATGGAAGGCGCTGACCAGCCAGTTCAAGAAGCGCTGCGAGGAGCGGAAAATTTACCCGGCGTACGAGCTGCTGGTACCGCTGACCGACAAGATGGTGCGGGCGAACCCGCTCAAGGGGCGCATGCAGATGGGCAAAATATACATGCCGAAGAACGCGAGCTGGCTGGCCGCCATGCAGACTGAGCTGCTACGGTTCCCAGCAGGAAAGCACGACGACATCGTCGACAGCTTATCGTGGTGTGTACGCCTCACCCTTACGAGGTCAGCCCCAAAACTCCCAGAAGCGAAGAAGCTCACGAGCTGGCGCGACAAGCTCAAGGGGCTTGGCGGTAGCAAGGGCGGGGCGATGGCTGCGTAGTCGCTTGCACTCTCTGATACTCTCTGATAGTCTCCAAAGAAATCTAACGGTACAGCCCATGGCAATCGACGCGGCAAGCACATCTACATCGAGCAGAGCCGAGTACATGCGGGAGTACATGCGCCAGTACCGCGCAGCCCATCGCGAGAAGACCAACGCACAGCGGCGCGAGAGCAACGCGGTAAACCGCACAGCCATCGCGGAGCGCCGACGGGAATACGCCGCGACCAACAAAGAAGAAATCAGCATTCGAAATAAGGCGTACGCGCTGGAGAATCGGCTAAAGAGCAACAAACTCATTTCGGGGACGTTGCCATGCCGGTGAACGATTCTTTAGCCACCGAGACCTGGGAGCGCTTTGTCGAGTGCCGCGACAACGGGCACCTCGAGTTCCTGGAGAAAGCCGAGCGCTGCGACAAGTTCACGATCGGTAAGCAGTGGGACGAACGCGACCTCAACGCCCTGCAGCTGGCGCGTCGCCCGGCGCTCACCATCAACAAGATTCTCTCCACGCTCTCCACCATCCTCGGCGAGCAGATCGACAACCGCTCCGAGTCCCTGTTCCGGCCCGCCAGCGGCTCCGCCACTGACGGCGTCGCTGAGGCGCTGACCAAGGTCTGGATGCAGATCGCCGCGAACAACCAGCTGCCGTGGGCGCGCTCCGACCTGTTCTGTGACGGCCTGATCCGCTCGCGCGGCTTCCTCGACGTCCGCCTCGACTTCACCGACAGCATGATCGGCGAGGTGCGGATTGACAACCTGAACTCAAAGAACGTCCTGATCGACCCGGATGCCGAGGACTACGATCCCGACAAGTGGAACGACGTCATCATCAGTAAGTGGCTGACGCCGCAGGACATCGAGATTCTCTACTCCAAGGCGGACGCCGAGATTCTGCGCGACGTCGACGGCAGCGCGTTCGCGTACGGCTACGACAGCATCGAGCGCGTGCGCGACCGCTTCGGCGGGAGGGAAGCAGAGTTCGCCCGCTTCGGCGAGACCGCCCGGGAGCCCTACGGCGTGCGCAAGAACATCCGCGCCATCGACCGCCAGTACCGGCGCCTTGATCGGCAGGAGCACTTCGTCGACGTCCAGACCGGCGACATGCGCGCCATTCCCGGTTCATGGGACCGAAATAAGATTGCCTCCGTGCTCGAAAAGGCCGGCGGCAGCCTGTCAACCATGAAGAAGCTGGTCAAGCGCGTGCGCTGGACCGTGGTCGCCGACAACGTCGTGCTGCACGACGACTGGAGCCCCTACAAGCACTTCACCGTGGTGCCGTACTTCCCCTTCTTCCGCTACGGCCAGACCGTCGGCGCAGTGGAGAACCTGCTCGGCCCGCAGGAGCTGCTGAACAAAGTCTCCAGTCAGGAGCTGCACGTCGTCAACACCACGGCGAACAGCGGCTGGAAGATTCGTGCCGGCGCCCTCAAGAACATGAGCATCGAGGAGTTGGAGCAGCGCGGCGCACAGTCCGGCCTCGTGCTCGAGCTGGACGACATCACAAACGGCGCCGAGAAGATCACCCCCAACGCCACGCCGCAGGGCCTCGACCGCATCAGCTACAAGGCCGAGGAGCACATCAAGACGGTGAGCGGCGTCAGTGACTCGATGCAGGGCTTCGACCGCGAGGACGTGGCCGCGAAGGCCATCGCCTACAAGAAGCAGAGCGGCTCCGCCGGCATGTCGAAGAGCCTCGACAACCTGGCGCGGACGGACTGGATGCTGACCCGCAACGTCCTCGACATCGTGCAGGAGTATTACACCGAGCAGCGCCTGGTCAATATCACCCACAGCGACGCCACCCACGAGGCGGAGCAGCTCACGGTCAACGAGTACGACCCGGCCACCGGCGAGATCGCCAACGACCTCACGCTGGGCGAGTACGACATCATCATCACGTCGACCCCCGCCCGCGCCTCCATGGAGGACAGCCAGTTCGACCAGGCCATGGGCATGCGCGAGGCAGGCATCCAGATTCCCGACACCTTCATCATCGAGAACAGCCGCCTCAACCGCAAGGCAGAGATCATCAAGCAGATGGAAGGCGACACCGAGTCGCCCGAGGCTCAGGCGCAGGCGCAGCTGGAGCAGCGCGCCCGCGAGGCCGAGGTGCAGAAGCTCGAAGCAGAGGCAATGGAGAAGCAGGCCAGCGCCAAGCTCAAGATGGCTCAGGTCGACAAGACGATCGCCGAGGCGCAGTCCGCCGCCGCCGAGATCGGGCAGGGCGACGGCGCCGACCCGGCCGCCGAGCAGGAAGCCGCCGAACGTGAGTACGCCCTCAAGGAAGACGAGCACCTCCACAAGAAAGACCTGCTCGAGCGCGAGTTCGCTCTGAAGCAGGATGAGCACGCATTCAAACAACGCCTCGCCGAACAGAAGCAGCAGCAGGACATCGCCGCGGCACGCGTCAAGGCGGTCGTAGCAGCCAGCAAGCCCACTCCCTCCACCAACCCCACCTAAGAGAGAAGCGCGATGAACCTAAACAAATTCCTGTACCGCCGCCTGATGGCTGCCGCCGACGACAACGGCTCCGCCGGCACCGACCGCGGCGACGACTTCACGCCCCCGGCAGACCCCGTCGACCCGCCTGCTGACGAGATCATCGACCCGCCCACAGACCCGGTCGACCCGCCTGCCGACGAAGCCCCGCGCGCACCCGACGGCAAGTTCGCCAAGAAGGACAAAGACGACGGCAAGGTAATTCCGAAGGCCCGTTTCGACGCTCAGATCGCCAAGGAGCGCGAGCGCGCCGAAGCCGCTGAGCGTCGCGCGGAAGAGCTCGAGAAGCAGGCCGCCCAGGTCACCCGCAGCCTCGACGTCGACAAGGCGGTGGCGGACGTCGCCCTGCTGCGCAAGGACGAGCGCAAGGCCCTGCTCGACGGCGACGAAGACAAGGCCGCCCAGCTCTCCGCACAGGCCGACCGCCTCAACCGCCAGATTGCCATCGCAGAGTCCGGCGAGCTGACCGGGCAGGCGAAGGATCAGGCGTTGGAAGACATTCGTTTCGAGATGACGCTGGAGCGGCTGGAGGACAAGTACCCCACGCTCGTCGCCACCCACGAAGACTACGACCAGGACCTGGTCGACGACATCCTCGATAAGCAGCGCGGCCTGATTGAGCGCCAGCGTCTGTCGCCGTCGAAGGCGCTGGCGAAGGCCACCGAGACCGTGATGAAGCGCCAGGCGCCCGCGCCGGAGACCGAGGAGAAGACCGGTCTGGCTGCTGCGCAGACCGGCGAGCCGCGCAAGGCCGCCGCCGTGGCGAAAAACCTCGACGCCGCCGCGCGCCAGCCGGGCAGCTTGAACGAAACCGGGCTGGATAGTGACAAGGCAGGGCAGACGAAGGTCACCCCCGCCGCCAGCGCGATGACGCTCGAAGAGTTCGAAGCCCTCCCTGAAGCCACCCGCGCGAAGATGCGCGGAGACTTCGTATAACGAGACTCAGCTCATGGCGATCACAATCAAGAAGGGCAAGACGTTCAGCCGGGTGCTGCGCCCGACCGCGCCGCCCTATATCTACAAACCGATCACCGGGATCACCAAGACCGCACCGGTCAGCATCAAGGCCGTCGGGCACGAGCTGACAAATGGCCAGTACGTCGCCGTCGTGTCCGCCAAGGGCATGACTGAGATCAACGCCGAAGTCGACCGCTACGGGCACCCGAAGCTTGGCGAGTACCACAAATGCACAGTGGTCGATGTGGACAACATCACGATCAACGGCATCAACGCGGCGGACTTCGGCGCCTACACCTCTGGCGGCTACCTGCAGTTCCTCACGCCGCTGGATATGTCCGGGTCCACGGCGCGCCGCTCGATCAAGGACAGGATCGGCGGCACGGAACTGCTGAGCCTGACCACCGAGAACGGTGGCCTGACCATCGACAACACGGCGCACACGATCACCGAAACGATCGCGGCGACCGATACGGCGGCACTGGCATGGAAAACCGGCGTGAGTGATATGGAGCTTGTGAACACCGCCAGCGGCCACGTCATCGCGATCGACGCGCCAGATAAAGTCACCGTCGAGGACGAGGTGACAACGTGAGCCTTCCCGGCGTAATCGAGCAGGTCGTCATCGTCCGCGACGAGCAGGACTCGCAGGTTGTCGCGCGCGAGGTGCCGGACTTGCAGGTTGTGTTCGGTGGAGAGCAAGGCCCGCAAGGCCCGCAGGGCATCCGCGGAGTTCCAGGCCCGGCGGGCGGATCGGCGCTGCAGTACACGGCAGGCATCGCGCTCGGCGGACACCGCGCAGTCGTTCTGGATGGCGCCGCGCTGGCGGTCTACGCCGACGCCGGCACCCCGGACCATGCGGTGCGGGTGCTCGGAGTTACGACTGGCGCAGTGGCAGCGGGCGATCTTGCAACGATCCAGGTCAGCGGCGAGCTTGTTGAGCCGAGTTGGGCGTGGGCCCTCAATCAGCCGATCTACCTCGGCGCTGACGGGCTGTTGGCACAGTCGCCTCCGCTGGCAGGTTTTAGTCTCATTGTCGGATTCCCGCTCACGGCTACGTCAATGCTCGTCGCCATCGCGCAACCGATCGCCCTCGTTTAATACTGGAGAAACATTATGGCTGGAAACAAATACCTCAAGAACAACAACGGCACACTGGCAGAGGAGGCGGCGATCCAGGCATCGGCCGGCGCCGGCGACGCCGGCAAGATTCCGGCCCTGGACGCCGCCGGCAGGCTCGCGGCGAACATGATGCCGGTCGGCATTGTTCCGGAGACGGCGAGCATCGTGTCGAGCGAGAGCCTGGCGGCGGGCAATTTCGTCAATATCTACAACGACGCCGGCACGCCGAAGTGCCGCAAGGCCGACGCCACCACCGCTGGCAAGCATGCGCACGGCTTCGTTCTCGCGGCTGTGACCGCGCCGGCAGTTGCCCTTGTGTTCCTCGAAGGCGCGAACACCGCCGTTACCGGCGCCGCGGCGGGGGATGTGTTCCTGTCGACGACGGCCGGCCTGTCGACCAGCACCGCGCCGTCAGCAGCGGGCAACGCCGTGCAACGTCTGGGGGTGGCAACGTCCGCCACCAGTATCAACTTTGAGCCGTCCCAGCCGATCGTGCTGGCGTAACTCATGGCAGAAAAGCGCCCGCTGGTGAACTACGCAGGCTCCATACAAGAGCTGACGGTAGGGGATACGCTACCAACCATCACCTACACCACCGAAGCAGACCGGCCACTGACCGGTCAGGCCGGGCAAGTCTACTTCTTCAACGGCATCGACAGGCCCGCTTGGTGGTCGCCTACTGCCCTGGATTACGTGGGCGCGGAAGGTTATCCGGTGATCGGCAACACGGCGAAGCGAGACAACCTGCTGGCATGGCCGATTGCGACCGGCTACAGGTTCTGGAATACCGATCTTGGTATGCGGCAATGGTGGAGTGGAATAGAGTGGATGCCTTGGATGGTCTCTCTGTTCGCCAACAATGAGAAGGGCATATGGCTCGACCCCAGCGATCTCACCTCCCTGTATCAGGACAGCGCAGGCACCACGCCTGTTACAGCTGTCGGGCAGCCTGTAGGCAGGATCGAGGATAAATCCGGTAATGGTTTCCACGCCACCCAGCCCACTAGCACGGCCCGGCCTATTCTCGATCAATTCTCGTCTGTACTCGGGGAAACCGCTCCGGGATACCGTATTAAAAACGACTATGTTGATGACGACCTGATCTGGAGCGGCCAGACTGGTGATTACCACATCGCGCTTGCCAATATCAGTGGCGTGCAGTTTTATGCCCATCGCCTGAACAATGGACAGCGGATTCCACGATCTGATTTCGCTGGCATGGTTGTGCTGGACAGGGCATTTACCGCAGCCGAGCAATCCG